TTTTCAAACGCTTCATTTTTCTTAATGCACGAATCCACGACTGAATTATATTTTAAAAGAACCTCCTCGGTCACCTCGAAAGGAATTATCAGATATACCGGAAAATCTTCTCCAAAATGGTTTCTGTATCGCTCTCCAATTTCTTTGAATTGTTTATAAATTTCTTCGTTTTTCCAAAAAAACATTATATATCCTCCCTACCAAACAAGCGGCTTTTGGTTTTCTAGTTTCAATTTTGAAATATCTTCAAATATCTTGTTGTATATTTTAACAGAATTTGGAAAAACTTTGTCATAAAACGATTTTATTTCAGGCGTCATTTGTGCTTGAGTATATTCTGCAAGAAACTCCATCCCTCGATTTGATTTATCTTTCCAATAACTGTCCTCATGTCCGAAGACTTGACTTCCATATTCTGCGCTTCTGAATGAACTCATCATATCTGATGCAAATGCGGTAACTTCTGCATTTGCTTCAGGATGAATTTCCGGGTTTAGTTTCTTTGCCAGTTCATATAATTCCAATTTGAAATCTCGTACTTTAGATTGACGAAGGTTGAAGAACGCTATCTTTTCTTCTGTTGAAGCCCCTCTTTTGAGCTTCATGTCTCCGAAAATATAATTGTCCATATCTTTTTTTATGACATTGTACAAGTCATACTGACTACTGAATGCTTTCGCTCCCAGTTCTGGAGCCCCGAAATAACTTGCAATATTATCAACGCCGTGCGTTAACTCGTGCAAAACTACCGAGTACGCTTTTTGGTTAAGGTTTTTATTGTAAACAAAATCACTTTTTGAAAGATAGACTTTTGTAGCACTTACACGAGAGTTCATTTCTCTTGTTCTAGCAAATGATAATTTATCTACTGAACCGTAGACAGAATTTACAAAATCATCATTCGGGAAGAAACGCAATTCTCTCAATAATCCTTGAGTATGTTGTTCGCCAAATGAATCTACAAAATTCGTCGTCCGAAGTTTCTCTTCTATACGTGAGACTAAGTCCCGACGAGTTTTAGGAACTTTGCTTTCTCGTTCTTCTAAAAGTTTTCTCTCTGCTTCTGCCTGTAATTCTTTTTGTTTCGCTTTTAGCTTCTCTTGCTCTTCGACCCACTCATAATATTTCATAAGATCGTCAAAATCAAGATTGTTAATTTCTTCTGAGGTAAGTTTAGAAAAATCAATTTTAATGTTTTCTCCGGTTTGTTCAAGAATTATATTGTCTTCGCTCTCATTCCATTTTTCAAATTGATCCAGCGTACTTCCACCCTCTTTGTAATCCATCTTGATATGACCATAGGCTGAGCACCGACAGTTCGGGTGCATCGGAAACATATTCACACCTTTTTCGACTTTGTCGATCGGGATAGCCTTTTGGTCAAGTGGACCGCAAATGTCGCAAGCTCCAGGTTCAGCTACGAAAATCATGTGCGTAAAGCCATTTTCTTTCAGCATAGCAAGCTGAGTATCTGCATTTATTCGAGCAATCTCAGTCTTGAGCAAGCGCTGCGCATTCGCTTTGCTCGTCTCGTACTTTTTGGCCAAACGAACCATTTCTTGCTTGTAACCCATCATATCAGTAAAGATTCGACTAAGAGAGCTTGAAACCTCGCCTTGCAAATTCGCTTGCAGACCTTTAGAACCCCAAATACGACTCGAAAATTTCTGTCCGTAGAAATCGGCGTCTAAAATGCTCTGCATTCGTTTTTTCGCTCCGCTGGACGAAATACCCAGGATGCCTGCTTGGCGCTTAAATTCGGCTAAATATTCATCCCTGCGTGCCTTGTCAAAGACCTCGTTTACATCTGAGGTAAGGTTTTGGATTTCAAGGGCCAATTCTGCCTTCAAGAGCTCCAGCCTGCTGACCTTCATTTTCAAATTGTAGGTCCTGAGCCAAGAGTTAGTCTTAGGGCTAAAATCTTTCTCTTTCACCGCTTTTTCAGCCTTCTTGGCAAACTTCGTAACGTCAAATTCAGAGGCTTTTTTCATAGCCTCTTGCTTAGTTAGACCTTCTTTTTTAGCATAAGCTAGATAAAATCTGTCTATTTCTGATTGCATACGGTCAAAAGACTCTTGATAAAGTTGAGCAAGTATCTTATCTCTGTCTATATCTCTCTTTATCAACTCAGCCTGTGCCTGACGTTCAGCGTTGTAGCGTTGGTTACTAATCGTCTGCTTGCTTACCATCTGACTTACCTACAATCTGGCTAATTTCACTGTCGCTAGCTCCATTTTCTTTCAAAATGCGCGCCTGCTCAATCTTGTAATCGGTAAAGCTAGCGCTATTCATCAAGGTTTCTTGAGATAGATTGCCGCCCGCTTCAATATATGCCTTGATTTCCGTCCAGACATCCTGTGGAATGTTAGGGTGAAATGTGAAAGTCAACTTGTTTGCTTCGATTGCAGGCTTGTTGATTGCCTTGTGAATGTTGCTGATGAGCTCGTATCTGCGACGCAAAGCCTTAGTGAAATAAGCTTCCTTGTCTTTTCGGACTTGCTCAAGACCGATCATCTTATAAAGCAGAGCAATCCCTGATTGCGTTGAATTAAAACGATCATCTTCAAGATTCGGAATGCGACTAAACCTGTGAATATCGTTTGCTAGACGGTTCTTGTAAGCCTCTGTGCCTTGCACGTCGTATTGCTTGTAGATATATCCAGCGTCTGCGCTTGTTTGCTGCCCGTTTGTGCTTACTCCTGTTTGAAGCAGCAGCGTGTTAGCTTCTTTCATCTTCGCTGCATTCTCGGCACTCATTCCAATAGCTTCTAAGTCACCTTTAATCAACAGCAAAGCATCATTCAGGTCGCTCATATAATTCGCAGTATCAGATTGACCTGCGTCGTATGCGTCAATTAGAGAAATTTCACTCTCATAATCACCCATTCTAAAGCGGTTGTTCCACCACTCGACGACTGGTACATCCTTGTATTCATGCTTCTTCTCGGATTCGACAATCAAATTGATCGAATTGACCGAAAACGGCTTATAAGAAATGATTCGGTCTTTTGTGTAGACAGTAGCAGAGACCTTATCTGCAAAAATAGGCAGATGCACCGCTGCAATGATATTCTGCTCGACCGTCATATCACGAATGACAAACATTTCAAGCGGACTGATCAAAACAACCCTGTCCACATTGTCTTTATCCCTGAAATGATACTCAAATGCTCGGCCATAAACTGATGCATCAAAAGCAAGGTCGCTATTCAGAGAATTGATGTCGTTTTGCCACTCAATTTCTTCAATAACTTTCAATTGCTCTTCTTCTGCGCCTTCTAAAATCCCGACCGTGACCGGATTTCCAATGACGTAGCTTGTCGCGAAGCTTGAGATATAGCCGCCCCATTTGTGTCGGACGCGGTAATCCGCTTTCTCCTTATCCAACCGTCTGCTACCGGCTAAGATACTATAATTATCACCCTGCGCATACGAAGCCAGCACTCGCAGCCTTTTTCTTTGAAGATTAAAAAACGTTTCGATCATATCCCGAAACGCCTTTTTGCCTTTTTCTGTTGTCAAGAGCTCATCGCTTGAGACATGCCTAAACTGCTCATTTGACAAGCTGTCAAAACGCAAGCTGTCCGATCTTGTTTTAGTAGCAGTATCTATTCCATGCTCGAATTCGTTTACTTTATCCACTTTCTACCTCCTAAACATATTATTGATTTTACCAATTGTTTTATCAACATCAATCTCTTTCTTAGATTGATAAATCCTATCTTGCAAAGCGTACCTGATAGCATCAATGCAATGATTGTAGCTATCTACTGGCTCGTTAATGTATTCGTTGGTTTTCTTGTCTTTTTTCCATGTGTAGTTTTCAAGTTCTTCAATCAACTTAACGCACCTTTCATCTACTATCCAATCATACTGAAGTAAGTATTGTATGCCTTGCATAACTGATCCAGGACCTTTCTGCACATCAATAACCCGAGGGATTCCAAGATTTCGCAATTCTTGGTTCGATTTCTTTTCAGCACTATCGGCTCTGATTTGCTCTTTGGCATACCCAAGGGCCTTGATACTTTCTGCAATCTTGTCATTTGTTAAACCTTTTCTTACAAATTCCTCGGCGACGTATAATCGCTTGTTAGCATCGTCTATTCTTACATGAAGCAAGGCTGACGGGTCATTGATAAAACCGTAGTCAAGACCAAAATAAGCCGGCAAATGCTCCCATTCGCTTTTATTCAGTAACCGCTTCTCGTATTTCGGAAAGACTAGCTTGTCCAGAGTTGCGAACTCACCCAAAGCATAAATCTTGTAGTACGCTTCGTTTCTGTTGGCCAGCTCTTCGATATTCTCAATTGTGACCTGGTCTAAAAAGCGATTATCCTTGTATGACGTGTGATAAACAACCGTGTTTTTTGGTTTCTTAACAAAAAAAGCGTTATAGGTCCAGTTTACCTTTGACACCGGGTTGAACATCAGGAAGATTTGCTTTTTCAAGTGTTTTTTATCCCGCAAACGCAAAGTCAACTGTGTGTAATCGTCAAGCGTAAACTCAGACGCTTCTTCCATAACAACATCTGATACTCCTTTAATTGACTTTATTTTCTCTGGGTTGTCCAGCCCCTTGAAAATAAACTGTGCGCCGTTTGGCAACTCTATTCGGTATGCTGAATTGTTGACCTTGCACTTGTCGAGTAACTGCCATTTATCCAAACATTGCTTCACGTCTTCAAAGATTGAGTCGTAGACTGTTGAGCCTACTTTCCTAAGAAACAACACTTTTCTTGGGTACTTCCAATCCTGACAAGCCTTGTATACTACCTTCTGAATTACACCGTGACTTTTACCGCTAGACGCACCGCCATAGTGTACCTCTGTAAAGGTTGAATAGTCATTGAGCTTATCATAGATATGCTTATTAAAAACTCTGCTAGGATATTGAATGACAATATTGATTTTTGGTCTAGTCTTCGTCAGCATCCCAATCACCTACCTTGATTTCGATAGTTCGTTGAGTGATATCGATGTTGTTTTGATACATGCCTAACGTCTTAGCGTACTTATCTGATGCAGATAGCATCACAGACAAATCAGGCGGTACTTCCTTGACTGATTGATAACCCTCTCCGTCACCAACAAGCTTGACGTCTTTAATCTCACGTCTGATAATTTTTGCCCAGAATTGCTGAATATCAACCGAATTAAGCAAAGAAAGCTCCGTCCTGCGCTCATCAAAGGAATTTTTGAGTTTTTCAACGACTGGCGGAATGTGTAAGAACTTGTTAGTACCCGACAACATTTTATGAGCTGTGATTCTTGCTGTTTTCTCGCTAAAACCAGCTTCTTTTGCTGCCTGAGTTGCGTTCTGGAAACCATTAGCCATGTAAGCCAACACAAAGGATTTTTGTCTATTCCTAGAGGCAGGCCAGTCAGACATCAAATCCATAGCGTGATTTTTTAATTCTTTGATAGCTATTTCTTCACGTTCATTCATTGCTACCTCCTCCTTTCACAACACAAAAAGCCACACGCTTGTGTGACTTAATAAGACCTCTCTCTGCGAATTAAAATCGCAATTGGAACGACAGGACTCGAACCTGTGACGTCTCAATTCCCTAAACAGGGCTTAATCCGTCTACCATATATCCATTAACCAGCATGAGACTACTGCCTACCCCATTCTGGGACACAAAATACTCAAAGGAGAGTGTGGGATTTGAACCCACGGACCGCACATAGGCGGCCGCCTGTCTAGCAAACGGACGCATTCAACCTGACTCTGCCAACTCTCCATGTTAGGTAAGGCTTACTGCCTTACCCTTAATTCTTGATGATACTATAATAGCACGATTATTAGACCAGTGCGCTTCAACCTAGTTCGCATTAGTTCACATTAGTTCGCTTTTATCAACTACAACACCCAATTCACGGATTGCATCTTTCTTCTTTTTGTAAAAAGTGGTCTTGCTACATTGTAAAAATTCAATCATATCATACACGTTCGCTTTCTGAATATACACCATCCTTAGAATTGTTCGACTTGCAGGCTTAGGCATTTTATCAATCAATTTACTGAGCTCAATTCTGCGATGGATAGCTTCAGCGGTTGCTTGCTTCATGTACTCTTTCAAGGAATCTTGCATGCTAAAAATATCGATGTAACGTTCATCTAATCGAACCTTCT